AAAGGTTAAATTCAGAGTTGCCAAAAAATGTATATTTTAAATATAAAAACGGTTGTGATTATAGACTAATAACTGGATTAACAGGGGCAAAACGGCATCCAATAAGACAATTTTTATTTGATTTAAATATGCTTAATAAAAAATCATATGAAAAATTTATTCCAAAGGAGTATCTTTTAGCTAAAAAACCAAAAGACAGACTTGAATTACTTCGTGGTCTAATGGATTCTGATGGATATATTATGCCTTGTGGAACTTCTCAATTTTATTCAACAAGTAAAAAACTTGCAAAGGGAGTAGAATTTTTAGTATTCTCTTTAGGAGGTATTCCTACTTTCAAAAAAAGTAAAAGTTGTCTTAATGAAGAACAACATAGAGATGGTTATACAATTACTTTTTCCTTAAAAACATTTAATCCGTTTTATATAAGACGCAAAGCAAAAAAATATAACAAAAATCCAAGAGGTAATGGAAGATGGATAGATAAAATTGAATTTGAAAAAGTACAAAAAACAATTTGTTTATCCATAGATTCTCCAGACAGCAGTTATGTAACAGAGCATTTTATAGTTACACACAATACACCTCAGCAGCTTGTATGGGCTCAAAATATTGTAAAGAAAACAAACGGTAAAGTTTTAATTGTAACACCTTTAGCTGTTTCTTATCAGACAATCAGAGAAGCGGAAAAATTTGGGATAGATGTAAAACGAACTCAGAATGGTACTATTCATAAAGGAATTAATATAACTAATTATGAGAGATTGGTACATTTTAATCCTGATGATTTCAAAGGAATGGTATGTGATGAATCATCTATTTTAAAAAATTTTGATGGTAAAATGCGAAATCGTATTACTAATTTTATAAGCAAAATTCGTTATAGGCTATTATGTACAGCTACCCCTGCTCCCAATGACTTTGTAGAGTTAGGAACATCGTCAGAAGCATTGGGAAAAATGACAAGAAATCAAATGTTAGGAATGTTTTTTACGCATGATGGTAAAAATTCTTCACAATGGAATTTGAAAGCGTATGCAAAGAAAAAATTTTGGCAGTGGGTATCTACATGGGCAAGGGCAATAACGAAACCATCTGATTTAGGATATAAGAATGATGAATTTGTTTTGCCTTCCTTAAATTTCCATAAACATATAGTAAAATCTGATTATAAGGAAAGTGGTTTAATAGTTTCGCCTGCTATAGGGTTAAACGAACAACGAGCAGAAAAAAGAAGAACATTACATATAAGATGTGAGAAAGTAGCATCATTAGTTCCTAAAAACAAACCTTGTATAATATGGTGTCATCTAAATGATGAAGGTAATTTATTAGAAAAAATAATACCAGAAGCAGTTCAAGTTAGTGGAAGAGACAGCAACAATGATAAGGAAAATAAACTGATTGGATTTTCAAAAGGAAATATAAGGATTTTAATCACCAAACCAAAAATAGGTGGTTTTGGTATGAATTGGCAGCATTGCTCTGAGATGATGTTTTTCCCTTCTCATTCGCATGAACAATTTTATCAAACATCAAGAAGATGCTGGCGGTTTGGACAAAAGAATGAAGTTAATTGTCATTTAATTGCAAGTAATAGAGAATCAATAGTTTTACATAATATGATACGAAAAGAACAACAAGCTGTTGAAATGTATAATGGTATAATCAGAGAAATGTCAGAATTTCAATTAGGCAAAAAAGAAATTAAAATTAAAATGAAAAAAATGGATGTTCCAAAATGGCTGTAAAAAATCAAAAGATAACTAATAGTTATGCTCTTTACAATGGTGATTGTTGCGAGGTGATTAAAGATATTCCTGATAATACTATTGGTTTCTCAATCTTTTCTCCTCCTTTTTGCAGCCTATACGCTTATTCGGATAGTAAATTGGATATGGGAAATTCAAAATCATATAAAGAATTTTTTGAGCATTTTAGATTTTTAGTTAAGGAATTATATCGAGTAATGATGCCAGGAAGAATTGTAACAGTACATTGTATGGAATTACCAATACAAAAAAGTATTTCCGGATTTATTGGATTACGTGATTTTCCTGGAAGGATAATAAGGTTATTTCAAAAAGAAAAATTTATTTATCATTCTCGACATTGTATTTGGAAAGATCCTTTATTAGCGGCAGTAAGAACACATGCTATTGGTTTAGCTCATAAACAAATAGTAAAAGATTCAAGTATGTGTAGACTTGGAATTCCTGATACTATCTTATCTTTTAGAAAAAGAGGGAAAAATCTTAAACCTATAAAAAATGAGGATGGGTTAGTAACTTATCATGGTTCCCGAAGTATACCAAAAGAACTGGATAGATTTATTGGGCATAAAAACCAAAAAACAAATAAACGTTCTCATTGGATTTGGCAGCAGTATGCATCGCCTGTATGGTTTGATATAAGACAAACAAATGTATTGCCTTATAGAAAAGGAAAAGGAATAAATGACGAAAAACATATATGCCCTTTGCAATTGGATACTATTGAAAGATGTATGACCTTATGGTCGGCGGAAAATGACATAGTATTAACTCCATTTATGGGAATAGGTTCAGAAATATATGTTGCTATTAGAAACAAAAGGAAAGGAGTAGGAATCGAATTAAAAACATCTTATTACAAACAAGCTGTTAGAATAATATCAAGTTTAGAAAGCCAGAAACCAAAACCCCTAATGTAAATTTTATTTTTATTTAAAATTTTCGCTTTTTTTGACGATAATATAGTATAGGAAGGAAAATAATTATGGCAAAGAAAGACAGAGATGTAGAATTTGATTTTTTTGACATCGATATAAACAGACTTGATGAGGAGTGGATAAACCAACCTAAGATTTTCTTCAAGTATGCCTCACAACTGGCGGATGCAAGGAGAAAATTGGAAGAAGCTAAAGCAGAATTGGATGTGATAAGAGCAGAAATTGACCTCGATATTAGGAGTAATCCCACAAATTATTTTGGAAATAAAATTGGGAAGACAACAGAGTCTTTAATAACCAGTACAATTCTGCAACAATCAAAATATCAAGAAGCCTTACTTTCATTCAGGAAAAGAAAACATCGTATTGACATATTACAAGCTGCTGTAAATGCTTTGGACCACCGCAAAAGTGCTTTAGAAAGATTAGTTAGCTTACATGGACAGAATTATTTTGCCACTCCAAAACCTATAGATAAAACTTCGATGGAAACTGTAGATAACATTGAAAAGGGAGCAGCGAGACTGATTGGTAAGAAGAGAAAAAAGAGGAATAAGAAATGAAAGATATTTTTTTTATATTATCTATTATTTGTTTGCTGCCTATCCTCGTCTACTTCTGTGTGAAATTTGGGACGGTTGCATATTACAAGGCACGTGAATTCGTAGAGAGCCAAAAATTTATAAAGAAATAAGAATTGGAGATATTATTAAGGTGCCACGTGGGGTATATATAAAAACAGAAGAGCACAAAAGAAAATTGAGTATGGTTCTCAAAGGAAGACCTGGTTATATGTTAGGAAAACACCATTCTGAAGAAATTAAACATAAAATAGGAAGGGCAAATTCCATAGCAAGGAATATAAATAATAACAATTTATGAAGGAGATTCAAGATGTCAAAGAAAAGAAAGAAGAAACGAGAAAAGAGAAGCACAGTTTCAGCAGCAAAAAGAAGGTCGGAGCAGCACAAGACAGGATTTGAAATGACATCACTAGTCTTACCGGAAGGAGCAAACCTGTTTTCACTGAAGAGTGATAAAGCAGTCCGCTTGGATGTTCTCCCTTATGTAGTAGGAAAAGGCAACCCGTGGGCGGATGAGGGCGAACTCCACTATGAAAGAACTTATTTTGTTCACCGCGGTATTGGCGTAGAAAACAATTCTTACATCTGCCTTCAAAAAACCTTGGGCAAAAAGTGTCCGGTCTGTGAATTTAGAGCAAAACTGGCAAAAGACCCAGATGCAGATGAACAACTTATCAAAGATTTAGGACCAAAAGAAAGACAATTATTCAATATCATTGATACACAAAACCGAGATAAAGGTGTTCAAATATGGGATATTTCCTTTCACTTGTTTGGAAAAGCCTTGGATGCTCGTATTCGTAATGCTGACGAAGATGATGAGTACGAAAGGTTTGCAGAGTTGGAAGGAGGCTTTACTTTAAAACTTGGAATAGAAGAAGGTCATTATGGAAAGGTAAGTTTCTTTAATGTCGAAACCATTGATTTCAAACGTAGGAAAGAAGATTACGATGAGGACATTCTGAATGAGGTATATTGTTTAGATGAACTCCTCAAAGTTGTTCCTTATGATGATTTGAAAAAGATTCTTCTTCAAACTGAGGACGACGAAGATGATGATAAGGAAGATGAATCAAAATCCAAAACCAAAAAGAAAAAGAAACAGCAAGAAGAAGATGAGGACGACTTCGAAGATGAAGATGAGGACGACTTCGAAGATGAAGATGAGGACGACTTC